CACCCTCAAACACCGACATATTGCCAGGGTACAAGTTCAGCGTCTTCGTCTCATGCTCAATGTAGAAATACTCAGCAATCCGAACCGTGTCCTCGTTAATCCACTGCGACAACGACTGATCCCCAACCCCTAAGCTCTGCAACGTTGAGATCGGCTGCGCATCCGGGAACATGCGCTCGTAATCCTCTTTCAGGATGTCCTCAGTGATAAAACACCACTGCGCATCCGAACCGCAAGGGTCTTGAATCGTCGGATCCATGTACACCGAGAACGAATTACGCACCCGACCAATCTTGATGTCCTGGTCAAATGAGTTCTCGTCACAGTACTCCGTCAGCAAACGAATGTAACCCTCACCATACGTCACCTGATTCTCACAAGCCGTGTCGTAAGCAACATCCGCGTCCGAAATGTACTCAATGTGACGCACTAGCCCGTCAAAAATCTCAGCAACCTCAGGGTCCGCCAAATCATCCACCGGAATGACCTTCCCAGCCGGACGATTCTGCCTCTGGTCATTCGTCACCTGCCTCACATGCTGCGGCAACTTGTTCATCGTCAAACACGGCCGAGCATTGATCGTCTGACCCTGCACCGCCCCACGAGTGGCCAACACATCCGCAGGCCATTGCCAATGATTGTCAGGCGAACCCGCATAGAACTTCAGGTCATCAATCTCATCCTCACGACTCTCCGAGTAAGCAGAGATAGCCATCTGCAACCGCGAACGAGCCGTCGAAAGGAGCTTCTCCTCCCGCTTGTCTGATTTCATTTCTTGCCCTTCTTCGAGGCCACTTCACGCTTGACCGAATACGCAATCGCAACCGCCTGTTTTACAGGCTTGCCCGCATTCACCTCAGCCTTCACATTCTTCCGGAACGCCTCTTTCGACGTAGATTTCACGAGCGGCATTTCTTACACCCCCCCTTGCTAGGTTTGTTGGCCGTCTTGGCCGATTCCCTAAAAGCCTTCTCCGTCGGCGCACCAGCCGCCCCAGGCTTTCTCATCTTCTCACCCGAACCAGCCTGAATTCTCTCACGCTTGGCATGAATGTTCGCATATAACCCAGGTTTTGTAGCCATGTCAACACTTCCACCTTTTAAGTGAAGCCTTAGCCCGCTCAGCAGGCCCCTTAGCATTCTTTACAACCCCAGCCATACGAGCGCAAAAACTCGCCTTCCGACCCTTATCCGCCTCAGTCTTCGGACTCGGCGCAGGTGCCTTTAAATTCGAACCCGTCTCCCGGTTGTACTTCTCCCGCCCTTTGGCCGTCAAGCCCGCACCCTTAGAAACCGGCAATTTCTCACCACGCCCCACACTCAACGAAACACCCTTTTTCGTAGCCATCACGCCCCCATCCAAGAAGTTACCCCACCACCCAAACCCATACCACCCTTCTTGACTGCCTTCCCACCATTGTATTCCCGGCTCGCCACAGGATAAGCAAACGTCACCGCCAACGCATCCGCCGCATCCGGCGACGCCAACCCCCGCGCCTTCATCTCCTTCTTCCCCTCCAAAAAGATCGTCCCAGACGAATCCGGCTTCTTCATCGGCCCAATTAAATCCGACCTCATCGCACGATCCTTCGGTAAATGCGCACCCCTCTTTAACCAATCCCTCATCGCCCCCCACATCTCCGCCCTCTTGTTCCCCCACATCACCGGATTCTTCGACTTCCAACCAAAATTCACCCCCCTCACCTTATACCTCTGCTCCGTCAACCGATCCAATACCCCATACCCCAATCCACCCTCATCTATCACCACCAACGCAGGCCGATACTCCTCAATCACCTCAATCACATGCCCCACCGTCACCATCGTGTCATCCCCCTTGTACCTCCTCACATCAATAACATCCCTCCCCCTCCTCACCACTATCACCGTCGAATCCATCCCACCTCGCGCCGGATCCACCCCCACCACCACAGGCAAATCCATGTCCCCATACGCCACCCGCCCCATCGCCTCATCTACCCACACCGGCGAAATAAATTGATCCTCCCCAGCACTCGGAAACTCACCATACACCTCCACCCGAGCCTCTAACGAATCCGCCCCATACTCCTCAATAATCTGCTCATACACCGCCCGGTCCGTCCCCTCAACCGTCCTCGCATCCACCACCCGAGTACGCCAAAAATCCCTTTTCCCACCCTCAAAACACTCATAAAAATACCCACTGTTCCGCCGCGGATTGCTAAACGCTAACCAAAACCGATTCGGCGTCACCTCAGTAAAAAAACCCGCCGCCACCGACCAAATCCCATCATCAATCCCCGACGCCTCATCAAATACCACCATCACACCATCATGGTTGTGTACCCCAGCATACGCATCCGGGTTCTCCTTCGTCCACAACCTACCCTCCACCCCCCAATACCTAACCCCCTTCTTCAAATCCCTCTCCACCAAATCCCCCAACCACTTCGCAGGCATCACCCTCGTCGCACTCACCTCAAACCAATGACTGTTCAACGACATCGATAACCACTTCGTAATCTCCGCCCACGTCACCGACCTCAACTGCGGCTCACTGTTCGCCGAAATAATCGTCGTGCTCCCAATCCTCGTACTCAACATCCACAACACCACCCACGACACCAACGCCGACTTCCCAATACCACGCCCAGAACTAACCGCCATCCTCAAAATCTTGTAACTAAGATCGTCCTCGCTCTCATTCGGCTTCCTCGCATCAGATAAAACCCTGTTCGCCTTGATGTGCTCCGCCATCTCCGTTAACACCTCCCTCTGCCACTTCCGCGGACCCCTAAACCGCTCCAGCGGCGTACCCGCCTCACCCCACGGAAACGCATACATCACAAACGCCAATGGGTTGTCCCTCAACTGAGGACTCCACATCTGCGCCATCAACTCCTGCTCTTCTTCGACTTTATAGATTGGTGTTTGCATAGTCACTTTCTGGTGTTAATGAGTGGATTGTATAAATAAAATAAAAAATTTGTGGGGGTAGGCTCCAGCGTGGCCGGTCGGCTCGGCCCTTCCCCCCCCTCGATTTTGCGTGCAGGATCTGTTCTGCCCAGCTCGGGGTGATCGAGCAGCATGTGGTGGGGTGAGGTGGATGGGAGCGGGGTGGTGCCCCCCGATGCTTATCTCCAGGTTGCCGGGTTCATGGCCATCGTCATCAGGATTGATCCTCCGCCGATGAATAAGAACCCGAACACAACAACACCTGCCCCGATCAATGCTTCCTTGATTTTGTCGCTCATTTGTTTCTCCTGGTGTCTGCATCGGTCAGCGACTGCTGTTTGATGCGATGAGTGAACTATAGCAAGCGAACGATGCAATGTCAACAGATTTACATCCTAGTGTTTTCCCTAGTGAGAAACATGTTGACGCAACGCTAGGACTAGCGCACAATTCAATCACTGCGCGACATGACTAACAGACGGCGCAGCAACCAACCAAGGAGATAGACACATGCACCAACAATCCACCTACATTGTCCCCCCAACATACGAAGCAGCGATTTATGGTTTTGAATGCGTCGAAGTGGGGGTGCGAAAAGCCCACCTGTTAAAAAACGGCAAGCGCGCTTTGAGCGCGTTTTACAAACAAGAAAACCTTTCGACACTTAAGCGGTTTAGTGACTGGGTTACGTTTATCACAAGCGCTCAATCAGCGAAGTAAATCACGGGGCTCCGGCCCCTCACAAAAGCCAACACAAGCCAACACAAGCCAACCCAAGGAGAACACACCATGCCCAACAAACAATCCGCCCACACTCCCGGACCGTGGAACTGCAACCGGGCCAGCGCGGCAGGCCGCGAAATCATTGTCTCTGAAGTGTCGCCGGTCGATGTTGCTGTACTTAGTCACCGCGACAAGTCGCAATCAGAGATTAACGCCAACGCCCGCCTAATCGCCGCTGCGCCTGATCTGCTGGCAGCATTGCAGGGGCTTTTGAGGGGGATATTTGACGGGCCGGATGATGCCGACGCTGCAACGTTAGTTGCTAAGGCCCGCGCCGCCATCGCCAAGGCCACCGAATAAACGATTAAACCCCCCACAACCACCAACCCACCCAAGGAGAACACAATGAAAAAACGCCCCCTCACCCACATCATTCAAGACCTAGCCTTTGCAGCCATCCTGGGTCTGATCGGTGCAGCCCTGCTGCTGGAGTACCTCTAATGAACACTACCGCCACTTATCGCGCCCAGTGCCGGACATTCAAGATTTTCAAGGAAATGTCCGGACTGTCCGGAAATGTTGCAACAAGCCTTGAGCATCCAATCGCAAAACTGCGGCTGCTACCAAACTGCAGGGATGCTGACTCGCTGGCCTTGAGGAAACTTGTTGCGGATCTTGTTAGGGGTCAAAAATGACCCAGACCCGCCAAGCCTATCTGCTGGCCCTCCTTCGGGACGGCCATCAATTCCGCCTAGCCGTGATCCTCACGGCCCACTTTTTCAACGTCCCTGAATCGACGATCGAGAGGGAGTTCTACAGATGAAATTCTGCCCACAATGTCAGGCACCCGGGAAAGTCTTAGAAACCCGCTACAGCCCCCGTGAGGCGTGCAAGCGCCGTCGCATAGGGTGTACCAGCTGCGGCTTCAGGTGGTCAACCTGGGGCGACGTAGACCCAAGCGAGATAGACCAGAAGCTCGATGCCGACGGTCTACCCACATACACCGAGGCACTCCAAGTTTTGGAGGCCCTGGTCCGATCCGCAGGGGGGTGCGCCACGATTGATCAGGTTGCCGTAATCAAAGCGTGGCGGCTCATAGACCGATTTAAAGCCCACCAGAGCGCCTAACTCCCCCCCTCCCTACCCAAGCCCTCACCAGAGGGCTTTTTCGCTTCTGGAGCCTCTAGGGCCTCCGTGGGCGACCCCTCGAGCTGCCCGGGCTCCTT